CCAGTGCAGTGTGTCCGTTGGTGTACAAGTGCAGCGCGAAACACGCAAGCGATATATAACTTCACACATAGATAACAAAATGTGTAAACGATTTATTCAAAGAAATTTTTATAACGCGCCATGCAGCGCATTGGAGATGACATTATGCTAACAGGTGACAGTGTACACAATTCGCTAAAAGATGAACATGGTAACACCATCGCTTACTGGTCAGCTCCAGCAGCACAACCTGCCGACAATGAAGACATGGTGAATTCACCATCGCATTATAAAACTGGTAAAATAGAATGTATTGAAGCGATGGAAGCAATGCTTACGCCAGATGAATTTGTAGGCTATTTACGCGGTAATGCGTTCAAATACTTATGGCGCTTTCGCAACAAAGGCAAAGCCAAAGAAGATTTAGACAAAGCTAATTGGTACTTAAACAGACTTAGTAAAAAGTTTTAAACATGATTACATGGTCTGACTTGGTACTGCCACCCATTAACCTATGGTCGCTGCCAAGACAGACCGACCTAACGAGAAATAACAAGATGGCAACAGAAGAAGGGAATACAGATTTAGCAGCGCAACATGAAGAAATGATGCGTGATAAAGCAATTAAAATTATTTGTAGGAACGCCGCCAATATTGATACCACAAATCCAACAGGTCTTTGCTGGACGTGCGGTAAATATCTTGGCTACAGTAGACGATGGTGCAATGCAGAGTGCAGGGATACCCAATGAAACCCAAGCTAATAAAAGTAGGTAAACTTTGGGTTTGCTATACTGAGTGGGATGACACTATAACTTGTACTGGTAAGTCACCAGAACAAGCCTACCTACGATGGGTTAGCAAAAACCAATTACAGATAGAACAAAGCCGCTGAAAAGCGGCTTTTTATTAGACTTCTAATGCAACATGAAACAGGCGTTTGATCCACCCTTTACCATACACATCAAAGCCTTTTGTTTCAGTGTAGCGCAAGGCGCGATAAGTCAAAAATAAAGACAATTCTTCACTGCCAGATTTAGCAAATGCAGCGCGACTCCCTTTGCCAATAATCCCATCGGCTTCCAAGTTACAGGCTTTTTGCGCTAATTTAATAGCTGTTCCAACACCTTGATTAACCGCACTATCAAACAAGCAAAGTGCAAATGGGTAAGGTAGCGCATCGCAACCGGCTTTATTCCAATAGTCTTTTAGGTAAATTTCTTTAGCTTGTGCAACAGTGAGGTTTTTAATATCTACGTTAGGGTAAAACTTTTTAGCAATTCCAAATTTAGTTTCACCACCACTATCGCGGGGATCATTAACATAACCTCCTTCACTTCCTAAAATAATCTCAAATGCTTTATCAAAATCGCTCATTTTTTACCCCGCAACAATAAAATGGTTATTAATTTTTGAGTTAATCGAATCATATCATTATCCAGCACACGAATTTGATCTATCAATTCAACAAGAACAATATAGGTTTCTTCAAGTATTGGCTTAACAATAGTCGTTGCCCAAACCCAAACGAAATAGACAATATAACCCATGCCACCGGCCGCAACGATTGGGAATCCATATTGATTGATGTATTTTGCAATGCTATCAGCGTCCATTTAATCTTTGCGCTCAACGGGTTGAAGTTTTGGCTTGTCTTTTTCTTGCGGTATTTCGAGCGCGTCAGCCATTAAAGCATCAATCTTGATAATATCATTACTCATTGCAGTAACGCGCGTGTCGAGCTGTTTAATGATGCTAATTAAACCGTTTATGCGCTCTTGAACACTATCAAGCAAAAACTTTACAGTGAGAAAGACAAAATATAATCCAATGCAAGCCGATGCAATTGGAAAACCCACGTCAGTTGCAAACTGCAACATTTCCATTATTTAGTTGTCCACCAAGTGAGGAATGAAAATAATGCGCCCACAGCAAACACCACGCCACCAATAAAGCCTTTGTACCTAGACTGTTCTTCTTTCATTTCATCAATGGATTTGATTATTGCGTCTAATTTTTTAGACTGATCGTGAATATCAGATTTTAAATTAGCAATTTCATTTTCCGCTTTAGCTAAACGGCAGGCTTCGTCAGGCATTGTAAAACTCCATGTAAAAAAAATGCGCCCACAATAGGCGCATTTATTCTTAGTTTATTTTATGCAACAGGTGTTTGAGCATTAACTTTAACTAAAGCATCAGCAACTAACGCATCTAGCTGGTCAGCAGGGATTTGAGCTTTTAAAGCATCAAGAACTCGTTTAGCTTTACCTTGTTCAATAGCTTCTGTACGGATTAAAAAAGTAATACGTTTACGATATTGATAATCGGCAATCAATGAAATAGTATCTAAAGGGATAAACGCTGGTAGCTCTTCAGTTGGTGTGTCCATGTAAGGTGCAATCTCAGCAGGTACATCCCCTTGTGGTAGAGCAGCTAACATAGCTGTGTAGTTATCAATATTAATCTGGTATTGATGAACTTCTCTTTCTCTATGAACTACGTTAAGAGCTAAAGTATCGATTGTGTCTTGTGAAGTAATTGTTAAATACATTTTTAAAGTCCTGTTATTAATTAATGTGAAAAATCAGCGTCATAAACTGTAGCTGGTAAAGCTACGTCAACATACTTAGTACCAAAACCATTAGACCAAGCATAGGTGTATAAATAAGGGCTTACTCCAGTACCAAGAGCTACGGCACTACTAGTGCTATTAAAAGATACACCAGCATTTACTGATGGTAAAGTAGAAGGGTCAGCAAATTTAGCTCCAAAACCGTTAGACCAAGAGTACACATGAACAAAAGGGCTAACATCCATAGAAACTATAACATTATTACCATCTGGAGAAAATTTAACTTTCCAACATCCTCCAGTGGGTAAAGTTGTTGGGTTTGCAAATTTAGTGCCATATCCATTATTCCAAGGAAATGCTCTAATATAAGGAGAAGCCGCAGAATTAGTTTGCATTATGACATTCCCTGCTGGATTAAATTGACAACTTCTTGAAAGCCCACTAGTATCCGCTGGAGGTGAAGCAAATTTAGTTCCAAAACCACTTGCATCCGTCCAAGCAAACACGTCTAATTCTGGGTCAGAAAAATGAGCATAAGCTACTGCATTTCCAGCGGGGTGAAAATCCGTATCCATACTTAAATTAGGTAAGGCAGAGCTATTAGCATATTTAGTACCGAAACCGCTTGTAGTATAACGGTACGCTTCCCCATAAGAATTTAAAGTTGCTACAGACATAGCAGTTGTATTTGCATTTATAGAAATAGACGTAACAGTATTACCCACTAAAGTAGCTGGATTTGAAAATTTAGTCCCTATTCCAGTAGTACCAGCAAAAGGATAAGCTGAAATATAAGGAGTAGTATTAGCATTAGTTATAGCCACAGTGTTATTTGCGGGAGACAATAATATCACTCCAGAATACGGTGGTAAAGTTGTTGGGTCTGTGTATTTAGAAGCTAATCCATTATTAAATTGATATACTGAAAAACAAGGAGAAGTTTCAGTAAAACTTAAAGCTATTGGTGGGTAAATTGTAGGAGTTGGTGTTACACTATTACTAGGAGAACTAGACGCTCCAGTACCAGAAGCGTTAGTAGCAGTTACAGTAAATGTATATGCTATTCCATTAGTTAGACCAGTTATGGTAATTGGACTAGATGCGCCTGTTGCCGTAATGCCTTCAGGGGAGCTTGTTACAGTATACCCTGTAATAGTTTGACCACCTGTATCTGAAGGAGCTGTAAAAGAAACTGTAGCTTGAGCATTGCCGGAAACAGCTGTTACACTAGTAGGAGCCGAAGGTACACCAATTGCTTTAGCCCAAAGACCACCTTGTTTTTGTTGTAGCTGACTATTTAATCCCCAAGCACCATTAGCTTTCCCAGTGTAATCCGTACCACTAGAAGTAGCAGCATTAGCAACTAAATTACCTTTCCAACGATTAGCCATTAGAAAGCTCCTTTATGAAATATCTTCATAACTTACGGTGTAAGTGATTTTACTAGCTACTCCAGAAGTTACCGTAATTGAAGTACCTTCTTCAAGATAAACAGCAGTAGATTTATCAAGTACGTTAAGTGTCGCACCTGCTGGAATAGCTACCGTAAAGATTATCGGATAAGCTGTACCTCCACTAGGAGCAGAACCTTGAGCTACTGCACCATTAGTGTAAATTGAAACAGTTGCATTGATAGAGTTAGTTCCGTCTACGTTAGACGCTAAAATATCGTTAATTTTATAAATTTTTCCGCTAGATGCAGCGTTTGGCAATAAAACCACCGCTGTTGTAACTGACGGTGTTAAATAGGTTGTGTGACCATAAATTGCTGTTACATTTACTATATTAGGTGATGCCATTTGTTAACCTCCGAATACGATTGCCATAGCTATGGCTTTACCTGTTGAAATTCCGCCACCGGCATACGGCAAAGATGCCCATGCGGTTGTGCCATCGCCATACTTTAATTTGCCTGTATCTGTTTCAAAAGCTGGCTCACCACTGCTTAATATGGGGTTTGCTGTTGTCCAGTTTGACGATGTATCGCGTCTTAATTGAATTTTTGTTGCTGTCATTC